TTTTCCGGTCTACTGATTTATTGCCATTTCCCACCATGTAACCAAATTGTTCTGTTTTCATCTTCTTGCCTCCCAGTTAAATTGTTAACAACTGATAGCCAAATAAGCAGTACATAAAAGAAACATGACAAGGAATAAAGTAAACCAAGTGATAAGCAATTTCATAATGTCCCCCCAGTTAAATGTTTTGGTCTGTGTCCAAAGTCATAATCTTATTATGCAAGCCTTGTGCCATATTTCCATAAATGCCTTAAATCCATACTTGGCCTATATTTGCGCTTGTACCACATTGTGGCAGTATCCAGTTAGATTTCTATCCATTTTGGATGATAAAACCGGCAAAGCCATGTCTGATAAGGGCAAAGGGTGGATACCCCAAGGGTGGATACTTAATATCCATTTGTTACGAAATTGTAACAGATATCAACTATGACAAAATGTTATAGTTTATCTCTTAACCCATAAAAATTGTCCTAAAATCCAGATAAGTGCATTTTAAGCTTGACAGCCAAAATAAACCACTATACTCTTTAACAACCTAAGAAGGAATGCTGATTACAAGGCAAAAGCTTGTCGGGTGTTATAAGTTAGTAGGTAGTTGGTTATGAGTAAAACAAAAGCAAAAGCAGGTAAAGCAAGCAAAACAGGCAAGAAAAAGCCAGTTAAAGTTAAAAAGTTTACTGAAAACGAATTAAAGGCACTTGAATTGGTTGCATTGCACCCAAATAGAAGTAATCATGCAATTGGTAGAGAAATGAAGGACTTAGGGCTTGTAAAAGATCCTGCTTATTTAAACCATCGTCTTCAGAGTAGTTCAGCAATGCAGGAAAAGACTACTCAATTACAGGAGAAAGGGAAGTTAAAGTTCGCTCAGATGCTGCCACAAGCTGCTAAGGGACTTAAAACCTACCTAAAAGCAGTTAAACCACCTCTTAAAGCAATTGATATAGCTGCTAAGTATGGATTAGGTAGGCCAGATGAGGCTCAGCCACGCATTGACACTATCCACATTGATACCCTTAACATCCTGCAATCCAATCAATTAAGCACCATCACTCAGAGGTTAGGTGAGCTGGAACCCGATGAATAGGGTAAGGTTACATAATAGCCTTTATCAGACACACGTCTTGGATATTCAACGATGTCAGGTAGTTACAAATTGACATGTAGTAATATCAATGAGTTAGCAAGTGTGGTGAGAAATAAAGAATTACTTTCATGGAGGCCCCCGGCACCGTGGGGGTGGGTATTGCTTTATATACTATATATTAGCTCATAGAGAATTCAGAGGTTTTTATGCCCCAGGATATTTATATCCAAAAAGCTACCGATACGAGAACCAAACATGCCCGCATGTTAAATATCAAGTCCTCTTTATTAAGGACAGCCTTTGGTTGGGCTACTTTCCGCATGTGTTGTGATATTAGACGTGAATATCAAAGTCATTGTCCATTATGTCATAATCCTTATAAAGAACTTCGTGATATTACTCTCGATATTAAAAACCCCAAACAAGATCCAGTGTATGATAAAAATACACAATGGATATGTGGTATTTGTAATTCCAAAAAACGCTGTCATACTCAAAATGAATATATTTCTCAACAAGCGAATATAAATAATTAAATTTCATTTATTCCTTATTTTAAAACCGTATCATAACCCATATAATTTTCGGCCTTTTACATGAACCAACAACAAGCCAAATATACACCAAGAGAAATTCCCAAACAATTTCGCCATACAGAAATTCCTTGCTTTAATTGTAGAACTCCAGTCAAGGTCCATCTCAATGCAGACGGCACTTATGTTGGCTGTGTATTTTGCTACAATTGTAGAGTTGGATATTCTGCCGGAACTGAACAATTTTCTAAAACGAGAGAATTTTAAAAGGAGGAAATCATGACGCTACGTCAAAGACAATCTCAATTCGCCAAAATACTTCCTTTACTCATCCTGTTTGCCTATGAGAAGGGTTACGAAGTTACCCTGGGGGATGCCTGGGCCAAAGATGGTCACAAAAAAGGATCATTTCATTACAAACGCCTTGCTATTGACCTTAATGCGTTTAAAAATGGCAAATTTCTCAGATCAACCAAGGCTCATCAACCGCTTGGGGAATTTTGGGAGTCTATCGGAGGGACCTGGGGAGGTCGTTTCAAGAATCCAGATGGAAATCACTATAGCTTTGGGGAATGAAAATAAACTTTTCCCTTGACATTCCCCATTTCTTAGATTATGCTATGTCTATTCCTGTTGTAAACAAAATGACAGCACTAAAAATTAACATACCTCCTGCACTCTCTTATCTCACCACAAACCACTGTTTTGTTACCAAATTTCTCAATTTCTATACCTACAGATACGATGAATTTACAGGAACAATTCCTTTAAATCATGTAATTAACCTTAATTAAAGGCATAAAATGCATGAGATTGAATTTTTTAAGTTATCAATAACACCCCTTTATCTTTGCAATAGACCAGAAAAAGAGTTAAGAATAAAACTCACTGTCAATGGTATTGAACATTCCTATAGAAGAATCTTACATCCAGAGGATCTACTTTCTCATTACGATCAACTTTTTGAAATGGCAAAGACAATTTTGAAAGAAACAATAGATAAATATAAGTAAAAGGTAAAATAAAATGAAACGATTATTAGTCTGTACAGGATTTATTTGTTTTATGTTTTTCATCCTTTTCTTTCTCATCTCCTGTGCCGCATGCCCGCCCTATCCTCCTTGTCCTTCGGAAGATATTGTATCTTTTATCATGACACCTATGGGGCCTATTATTGTCCAGGTCAAAAAAGATTTCTTTAATGAAGCCGACAAAGATAAATACTGGTCAACGTTAGAGGACTTTAGAGAGAAGAGAGAAAAGATAGAGAAATCACCTGACAAACAATTATTGAAGGAGGTAAACCCCGATGGCCCTATCTAAAGACTTCGAGAAGTGGAAGGGGGGGTGTCCCTGGGTTGTTCAAAAGCCTGCAAATACCGCCGCCGATATTCCCACTCTCTGTATGTCAACCGGCTTCAAAGGTTGCTCTTTCGAGAACTGCGCCATCCTCTACTGGCTCAAGCATGCATTTATAGACTCTAATCCGGGGGAGGTGGAGTTTTAGAATGACCCCTGAAACCACAGCAAAACTAGATAAAGCTGCTAAAGAATTAGATGTTACACGAGAATGGCTGATAGAAGCTATTTGTATTGTGATTACACCAGATAAGAAGCTTCTTGAATTCTTAATCGATATCTATAAAAATAAGGGTATATTAAAAGAGAAGGAGATAAAAGATGTATCAAGGAATATCTCAAAATGATTTAAATGAGGTTGGACTTCTTTTTTTAAAATATCAAACATTAAAAGATGAAGTTCTAAAAATGGATAATGAAATACATGAACTTAGTGTTGCTTTATATCGGACGGAAGAAAATAAAGCTTATGCCGAAAGATTAGAAAAAGTAAAATATTCTTTGCGTGAAACTTTAAAGAAATCGGAACTTCGCAATTATGATTTTCTGGTTCATAAAGAAGCGATTTGTCCGGGTTGTCGAAAGCATATTAAAATTTAGGGAGGTGGAGTTTTAGTGATGAGTACAGAACACAGAATCCATCATTTAGAACAGCAGGTAGCGCTATTAATCGAAGCCATCGAGGGTTTTCATAAGGGAATAGTGCTTACAATGCAGGCAATACGTAAACGTGAAGGATATTGGGAAAAGAAATTTAAAGATAAGGAGAAAGAGGGGTGAGAGCTTATGAAACACCTATTTTGTTTAATCTGCGGATTCCTTTTCTGGCTTGCACATTATTTGTTTAGACTTGCCTATAAGTGGGAGAAGCGATGCTGGCCCTATTTTAGCAATGATGAGCTAAAACCATTTTATGTTCTAAGCGTAGGGAGGTGAGAGCTTATGATATAGGTTACGTTATTTTAATTTCTGTTAAGTTGAGTTGCGTTATATTAAATTAAACTAACATAAAGGAGAATACCATGGATTTAGGAGAACTATTAGAGGACAATGCCAAAGCCAGTGCCCAAGAATTTAATGATCTGATGAGGAAAGATAAAGACCTTGGGCCGGAACGGGTAAAACTCAATCAGTTCAATATCCAACAACACCAAAAGCACCTCGGCAGTACAGGCCAAAATAAGGCCATTAACCTGAAGATAGTCAAATGGATTGCCAAGGATAGAGAAGAAATCAAAAAGCTTGTAAAAGAGCAGAATTTATTGCCTGATAAGAAGAAGTGATGCGTTGCATTACCTTTGCTTGAGTTAGATTGGCTTACGTTATATTAAATTAAAGACTTTCCTTTGCGCAAGAGAATGTTTTGTTGTGTTGCTTTGAGTTGGTTTCAGTTGGTTTACGTTGCGTTAATCTAAAATAAATTAAAGGAGAAACATCATGTACAAAGTAAAAGCAGAGATTAAAGGTATAGCCCCCTACTTCTTTTCACGTCCCACACAGGATAAGACCCCTAAAGGGGAGGCGCAAGAGATGAAAGTGGCTATGAATCGGGTGTATTGTAACGGGCATCTTCATATTCCGGCCAGGCAGATAAAGGGTACTATCCTGAATGCCATCGACACCATGAATATGAAGATAGAAAGATCCAAGACGAGAGCCAAGAATCTTGTCTTATCGGCCTTATGGGTGAAGCCAGAAGATATATTCTTCGAGCCGGAAATGAATCTGGATGATATTCAGACAGATAAATTTCATACCATGGTCGATCAAGGTAAGATGAGGTGGAATATCCAGGCTTTCATCAAAGGCGATTGGAGTCTGAAATTTGAAATGACATTCCCTGATTTCTTTGAATCTTCATTTATCAAAGAGGCCCTTGAGAATGCCGGAGCTTATTGCGGTATCGGGGGGAGAAGGAATCACGGGAATGGTAGGTTTGAAGTTGTGGAGTATGAGGTGATTTAGGTTTTGTTGATTTGGGTTATGCTGAGTTGAGTTGATTTGAATTAAATTCTCATAACTAATACGAAAGGCAGTGTGGTGCCACACCATCATATTGCCTTTTTTGTTAGATATGGAGTGAAAATGTCTAAGGAGATTCCCAAGGATTGGTTGCCGGCAGTACACAGTTGGGGCCAATACTTCTATAAGCAGCAATTAAAGTTTATCCTATCGGAAGCTTTTCAGAGGTGGTTTATATCAGCGAATGGCACCGGAAAGAGTATCCTTTTCTATTGGAATATCGTGAATTATCTTCTTGGGACACATCCCAAACAATTTGCCACACCGCCTCTCACGGCCAGGATCTTAGTTCCTTCTTTCGATAACGTGAAGGAGGTAGCTCTCATAAAACTGTTAGAACCACAAAAAGTAGTACATCATGGAGAGGTTATAGACGAATTAGGACCTCTTTTACCTAAAAGTCAAATAAAGGCAGGATTCAGCAAAGAACATCCGGGAATAGATTTAAAGAACGGCAGTAAAATGGTCTGGGTAACAGAGGTTCAGGGATGGAAGCTCGAAAGAGGGACAGAGCACGATATTCTGGGTATGGATGAGGAGTCAGGCCAGAGGGTATGGGATGAGAATTATCGAGGGTTAAGAAATGCCAAGAATAGGGGTAAAATCTTAGGCGCACTTACCCCGCCATATGAAGAAGGCAAAGGCCCTACCTGGACGAAAGAGCAAGTGGTCGAGGCAGAGCTGGAAGATCCTAATATCGATGTTTTTAAGGCATGTATGGCGGATAATCCTGCTATCGACGACTGGTTCATAAAGCAATGGAGTAAAGGAAAGACCCCGGAACAGATAAGAGTTCAGATTTTTGGCGAATACCCCTCCTGGGGCAAGATAATTCACTATCCCTGGGAAGATAGATACTGGAATCCGGAGAAGATAGAAGGCCATATCGTACCTATGGATATCAACACCCCTGATTATTGGGATGTCGAATGGGTTATGGCCTTTGACTGGCATCCCTCCAAACCCTGCGCTGCTGTCTGGGGATGGATAGATAGCGATGGAGATATCACGATATTCGATGAGCTCGATCCCGCAATAGCTGAGAATAAAGAAATCCCGGAACTGGCAGAGATGTTCTTTCAGATCGAGGGATGGCCGCACATGAAGCGCAAGTTCAGGAGATGGCAGGATCCCAGTGCCAAAAACAAATATAAGGGTATAGACAAAGGATTTAACGCCTGGGATGAGTTTAGGAAAAATGGCATAATTACTACTGAGGGGAAAAATAGGGATCCGGATGTGGGTATCGGCATAGTAAATGACTATCTGAAGGGCAACTGTAAGAATCACCCACGGTTGTTTGTGAGAGAGAACTGTAAACATCTCAGGCATGCCATGGGTAATCACTACTGGAAGCGCAGCGAAAACAAGAACCTGGCCACACCGGATACTAAATGGTCTGACTTTCCTATCTGCGTGAGATATATTCTGCAGGAGGTGGGTGCTAAGTATAGAGATAAGGATAAAATGAAGAAATGGCCTTTACAGAGTTTTAAATCTACAAAACCTAAAAGACATATTATAGATCTGGGGAGAAGGGTTTAGATGAAAGTAAAGTATGTAGGGAAAACAGATTTTCGTCTTAATTGGGCAATCAATGAAGACCCAAGAAAACTTTTACATAAAGGGCATATTTACAGCATAAAAATAAAAGAGATTTATTTTTGGTGTACAAGAATATCCCTATTTGAATATCCCGGAAAATTCTTTGATGATAGTAGTTTTGAATATGTATAATAACCCCATATACTCAACTAAGGAGGAGAGTTTAGATGCCTCTTACACCCAAAGGCGCTAAAATCAAACGTGCCATGATAAAGCAATATGGCAAAGAGAAAGGTGAACAAGTATTCTATGCTTCTCAAAGTAAGGGTACAATAACAGGGACCCATAAGAAACGCAAGAAGAAAAAGAAGGTATGATGGAAATTAATAATAAATTCTTACTTACAAAACGGAGGATCAATAAATGATCGAATTAAGTAAAAAATATAAAGATAACTGCACAGGAATCGAAGGAGTCGCCACAGCAATTACAGAATATCAATATGGATGTAGAAGAGTCCTCTTAGAGAAATTAGGTAAAGATGAATATGGAAATCCAGTAATATTGGAATTTACATTTGATGAGCAGCGCCTTGTAGCTAAAAATGAAAGTAAAGCTAAGATAGGTGGCCCCGGTTCTTTAACATCAAAACGTATTACACCTAAACATCGATAATCATTTTAATAAAAACCGGAGGATTACAAATGGCAAGATTAAAACAAGTTAAACTTCCCCCCAAAGCAACGATGTGCATAAATGTAGAATACTATCCTGCAATTCCGGAAAGGGATCAGCATATGGATGGGATAATCATAAAGCTACTAAGAAGTAGCATGGGATGTGCATTTGTGGAGAAAGTAACCGATGAGGTCTATATCAAGACAGATACCGTGAAAACGAGGGGCAAACGGACGAAACTGAAATTTCATAAGGATAGGTAAATGGCCGGTACAGCCGAATTAAATCAGAAACTAAACGCCATCATCAAGCATGTTAAACAACTTGAGAAGGATGTATTGGCAATGAAAGAGGTGCTGAAGGAACATCTGGAGAAGCACAAATAGAAGATAATCCGATGCTGCGATGCGATCCCGGGGAATATCCATTGTTACGATTAGATCCTGGAGAACTTTTGAATGAATAAAAACTCAAAGATATACATAGCTGGTCATACTGGTCTGGCCGGATCTGCTATTTTGCGAAATTTGCAAAATAAAGGATATGATAATCTCATTCTCAAAACACATCAGGAAGTCGATCTAATATCCGCGCCAATGGTTGATTGGCTTTTTTCTTCTTATCAACCTGAATATGTATTTTTAGCTGCTGCCCGTGTCGGGGGTGTTCTGGAATCAATCACTCATCCTACTGAATTGCTCTCCGATAACCTTCTGATTCAGACCAATGTCATCAATGCCTGCCACGCATACAAAGTCAAAAAACTCCTCTTCCTTGGGAGTTCTTGCATTTATCCTGTAGATGGCCCTCAACCTTATAAAGAAGAGCAACTTGGCGATGGAAAGACGGATGAGAACTGGTCTTATGCCATTGCTAAATTAGCTGGTATCGAGCTTTGCAGGTCTTATCTCAGGCAATATGGATGTAATTTTTTGTCTTTAATTCCTCCTAATTTGTATGGCAAATGGGATAATTTTAATAAAAAAAAAAGTCATGTTATACCTGCACTTATAAGGAAATGCTTTGAACAGAAAGAAGAGAATATAATAAAAGTCTGGGGAAACGGAACCGCAAAACGGGAATTCTTATATGTCGATGATTTTGCTGAAGGAGCAATTTGGGTGATGGAAAATTTAGATTATGTTGATCTACAAGATGGTACTCTTAATATAGGAATAGGCATAGAAATATCAATTAAGGAACTTGCTCAATTAATTATAGATATTATAGGGCGGAAACAATCAATAGAATGGGATCTTTTATCTCCACACGGTGTTAAATCGAAACTTTTAAATATATCTCACATTAATAAATTAGGTTGGCAAGCAAAAACATCTTTATCACAAGGTTTAATAGAGACTTGTCGATGGTACAAGGAGAAATAATACATGAAGGGGAAAGTTATAGATTTAAAGGGACAGGTTTTTGGAAAATTGACAGTGCTTGAATTGTCCAACAAAAGAAAAGATAGATATGTCTATTGGAAATGTCAATGTATATGCGGAACTCAAAAACTAATTTTAGGATACCATTTAAGAAAGGGAAGTACATTATCATGTGGATGTTTAAGAAAAGAACTTGCGAGCAAAAGATGTTTCAATAATCCACCAGGATGGCGCGGTGGAAAAACGAAAATCAATGGGTATCAATATATTAAAAATCCGGATCATCCCAATGCATGGAAAAAGGGTTATGTTGCAGAACATATTTTAGTAATGTCCAAAAGATTAGGAAGACCTTTGACTAAAAATGAAACTGTTCATCATAAAAATGGTGTAAGGGATGATAATGAACCAGAAAATCTGGAACTTTGGGTAAGTAATCATCCTGCAGGACAATTTGTCGAAGATTTAATTTTTCATTCTATCAAAATATTAAACAAATATCATATGTTTTTAACTCCAAATCAAAAGAAGGAATTATGCGCAAATTTGCCCATATCATAAATCCTTTCACCGCTCCCGAGACATCCGATCTGAAAACGGCCCAGCCTATTGTGTGGCAAACTATACGAATTGCTAAACAATTTGCTGAAGATTTGATGAAAGGTGATTTTCAGGTTGATCTTTATGCTACTATTTATCCTGATGATCAGGAGATATTGCCAGCAGGTTTCACAAAAACATGGAAAGACTTAGAACGCTCTGTTTTAGATCTTGGCAAAAAATTCAAAATTGAACGTGACTTACCCCTTGTCAGGGATATACTCAACAATCTCTATGAGGCCTCCGATGCAGATTATTTCATTCAAACTAACTCCGACATTTGCCTGATGCCTCAATTTTACCTTGCAGTCAACAAACTCATAGATAGAGGCCATGATGCCTTCATTATCAACAGAAGAGTGATTCCAGGCGAGTATAAGGATATCGAGGACATTCCTATAATGTATGCTGAAATCGGCTCCCCTCATGGCGGATGCGATTGTTTTGTATTTCCCAGAAAAATATATCCTGCATATAGAATCGGTAATGTCTGCATGGGCATACCCTGGCAGGAAACCACCCTTGCAACAAGTATGGCTTTTTATGCAGAAAGGTGTAAAATGTTTACAGAGGCACATCTGACATTTCATATAGGAGATCCCCGGATCTGGAGAAGTGCTGATTATTTAGATTATAGAGTGCATAATACCAATGAATTTGCTAAGGTACTGAAGCATTTTAAGAAAAAGAATAAAAAGATAATGCAAGATCCGATTGTGCAATACTTTTTAGGTAAACTTAAAACTGAGCTTCAAGGATACAAAGACGCGGGTTATTCTGAGGATTGCTGGAGAATTACAAGATGAAACCAGAAATAATAAAAAAATGTCCACATCCGTTACTGGACAAAGATGAGGAAATAATGATTTATAAGTTTCCTTGGCAATCTGTACCGCGTTTTTCTGTACTTATACCTGATAATAAATTCCCGTCAGCTTATGCCCATAGGATGTGTGAACATTTCGGGAAATTAAATTGGGAAGCAGATGTTAACGAGATAAAGGGATAATGGAAGTCAAAATAATCATAGATTCCAGAATCTTAAAGATATTTTTACGATCACTGAAACAATTTGTTGCTTTAATTGACAAATATCTAAAAACAGGATATAAGGAGTAAATCGACTAAAATTTAGAGTATTAATCAGTCACGCTGAACTATAAGCCCGAGATAGGGCTCAGATAGGTAAGGCCTCACTGGAGAAATCTGGTGGGGCCTTTTTTATTTGGAGGAAGTATGCCGTTAACAAAAAAAGGCACCCACAAAAAGAGGAAGAAATAATGCCAGTAAAGAAAAAGAAAAAAGGTCTTTTTGGGACTTGGACAAAGAAAGAAGTGAAAGAACAAAAGAGGATAAACAAACTTTTTTTTGGTGATCGTGGTGAAAGCGCATTGCGTACCCTTTTGCGCAATAAGATTGCTGACAACCCCGGGGCAGCTACTTCGCGAGACTTGCGCATTTTGCAAAGATTAAGAAAAAAGAAAAAGAAGAAATAATGGAAAGAACATCAAAAATTTGGGGTGAAAGATGGCTGATAAGGCAGGATTCCACCCATGCTGTCAGTTATCTTAAACTTAAAGCGAGGACACGATGTAGTTTTCATTCCCATAAAGCTAAGTCGAATATCTTTGTTGTCCTTAGTGGCAAAGTAGGAATTAGGACAGAATTTGATGAGGTTATTTTAGGGCCAGGACAGGAATTTACAGTTGGACCTCTTATCTGGCACGAATTCAGAGTTTATGAAGATTCGGAGATGATCGAAGAAATGTATATTGAATACGATGAATCGGATATTGATCGTAGAGAACTGGGGTCAACACTGTGAATCAGAAAGAACAAAAAATCTTCCGAACCCTAATGGCCCGATACAAGCACAATTGGGACAAGAATCAATATAACAGAACAAACTATGATGAGGACTTAGAATCCTATCTAAGTTTTAGAAATAGGGAATCATACCCCCTGGCTTATAATCATACCTTCCCCCGTCTGATACCCATAATCTACACAATCCTGTCCCGATTCATGGATCAACTTTATCAATCCGGTAATATCGTCTCAGTTAAGCCACGTAAAAAGGTGGACCTGAACAGAGCAAAAGGAATCGAAGGTGTTCTGAATTTTCAACTTGAAAGCCTGAATGATGTCGATATGCAGGGTGGTTCATACCTGACGATGATCAAATGGTTTTTTAATGCTCTTACCTTTGGAAAAGGTATTGCTAAAGTTTATTGGAAAAAAGAAGAAAGGATAGCGCCCAGACGCATATCCTTGCCTAAGCCCAATTTCGACCGATTTGGGAATTTTCAGGGCATGGATATTATCGATTATATCAATCAGGAAATGCAGACGATTTATGATGGGCCTTATGTCGAGATCCTGCATAACAAGTTATTTCTCCCTGATCCTGAATATAAGTCGATTCAAAAGATGCCTGCTGTATTCCTTGTCTATAAGAGAAGCGTAGATGAGTTGAAAAAGATGGAAGATAAAGGAATATATAAAAATATCAAGGATCTTGGATGGCATTCGGCAGGCGGGGCAAGCCAGAGACCACAGGATTCAGACGAGGCATTTGTAAAAGGATTAGAAATTGAAGGAGGTCTGACAGTCGATCAGATTGAGGATGAACATAGAGCGCCCGAAGTAGATGTACTCGAATGCTATACCAAACTCATTCTTGACAGTGCTCCTTATGAAGTCGGATCAGGCGTTCAGATAAAAGGCATGGAAGAAGAGGTTATTGTCCATATCGGCAATTACAAAACCATTCTCTCTCTTCAGCGTAATACTTATGGCGTAAGACCATTGTTCGATATCGGTTGCTATATGCATCCTGAGATATATTGGGATTTAGGGTTGATTAGACTAACCAAAGGCATACAAGACCAGATAAACACATTGGCCAATCTCCGTATCCAGAATGTGATGATGATGGTCAACCAAATGATTAGGGTCGATCCTGATTCCGATATTGATCCGGCTGCCCTTGTATGGAAGCCATTCGGCATTATACCGGCTCATGCAGGCGAAGTAGAACCACTTCCAATCGCTGATATGCATTCTAATCTATTTCTGGAACAAGAGAATTTCTATGAGAATGCAATCCAGGATATCACGGGAATGTATAGTTACTCGATGGGGCAAACACCGCAACGTCAGGAGCGAGTAGGCGTTGTTGCAAGCATCCAGCAAATGGGTGAGGCCAGGGCAAAACTCATGCTCATGTCAAATGATTACTTAGGGATAAGGCCTTTATTGAAATATATGATGATATTAAATACTTTTCATCTACCCAGCGGTTTTGAATATCGGGTTACTGAGAAAGAAGGTCAGAGTTTCGGGCAGTTATTCGGTGATGATATTCATCCCGATTTTGATTTTGCTGCAAGATATACGGCAATGGAACCGGCCCTCGGTAAACACTTCAGGGCGCAGAATCTAATTCAGATGTCCCAACAGTGGGTAAACAATCCCTGGATTAATCAGTATCAGTACATCAAAACTATGATGGAATTAATGGATATCCGGGAAGCTGATCTTCTCCTGAAATCTCCGCAACAATTCCAGCAGGAAATGGCCCAACAGCAAAGGGCCGCTATGCAAATGGAAGAAGCTGAAAGGCGTGGCAAGCAACAATTAGAGCAAGTGAAATCAGGCGGAAAACTTAGATTAAGTGACAAGGATTTTCAAGAAGATCAAGAACTGGCAGGTCAGCAATTTGGATATGACATGGCACTTGAGGCCATAAAAAATGAAATGAGTCCGGAATCATGAAGAGTTTACTAACCCAATTCGTACATTTTTATCAGACTGATCCAGAATTTCAGAGAGAAATAAACAACTTTCAATTAGCGATAAAATCTCATCAATGGAAATTTTATAAACAGATGCTACTGATAATTAAAGGAATAATGCAAATGAATATGTTTTCCAAGCAATTTACAACTCTTGATATTAAGGAGAAGGATATAGTTCAGAGGACATATTACAACATAGACCAAATACTTATGTTTCTCTTAGATCCTCTAAAATGGATAGAGAAAAAAAGTAAATGGCAAAATGCAATTAAATATTTAAAGAAGGAGCAAAAATAATGGCTGAGGAAATAAAAGTGACCGAGGAGACTCCGACAATAGTGGAGGAGAAACCAGCGGAAACAAAAAAAGTAAAATCGGAAGTCAAGACAGAAGATGAGACAGCAGCACTTTTAATCGAATTAGAAAAAGCCGGAGTGAGCACTGTAGGCGAACTTGATGGTAAGCTTATCGCAAGCCGGGAAGCGGGCAATCTTGCTAATCAATTGGGAACTGCAAGATCTGAGATCGCAGAACTCAAGGCAATGGTGGCCAATCAGCAAATACAAACACCAGTATCAGAAGGAACTTTTGGACAGGAAGAAACCGATCTGGATAATATAATCGGCCGTAAAATGGAAGATGTTCTGGATAAGAGAGAGAAAAAACAAGCTAATGCATATAAACAATCTCAACAAATGAGTTTGAATATGTGGAATGCAATCCAGAATGACCCGGATTATGGTCTGGTGAAAGAGGTTTGGGAGGAAAAGATGAAAGATCCCAACTTTGGATTCAAAGTCCAGCAAGGTCTTCTCAATCCTTATAAAGAATACAATGATACTGTGAGAGAATATCTCAAAGGCAATATGCAGAAGGCAGCAGATACAATTAAACAACTCCAGGGCAAAGGCAAGCCTCTCCCACCTCACGTTGAGGTTGGGGAAAGAGTGTCCACGAATCTTATAACTGAAACTCCAAGTTCCCCGGAATATAAAGCAAAACTTCAGGCTTTGAGGGATAAGGGAAGACCCAAATTCACTCAGGATGGTAATGTAATTGCTGGGGAGCGAATGAAATATGAAGATGAATTAGCTGTTATTGACACTCTCTTTGAATCGCCGGCAGGCCCTGAGCAAAAATAAGAGAGGAATAAATTATGGCCACTACAGCCAGTACCTGGTTGATGACCGAGGCCCAGAGTTTAGGGAGAGGTTATTATTCCAGGGATATCGTAGGTGATGTGCCTTTCGGTATCGTTACCGGAACCGAAAGGAGGGATGTATCTGAGCAGTTGGATCTTTTAGCACAGTCGGATACTCCTTTTATTAACTCAATTTCATGGGGACCGGAGTCGGGAGGAAACTCAATCGAATGGATTTCGGAAGATCTTGGCCCTGGATATTTAAAAGTCATAACCAGTACTCAAAGTGCCCAGCTCAGTTTTGCAGTCACAAGCATTGACGGATTGTCTGCAAGTCAAACTTTGCACCAGGTGAAACAAGGCTCGGTTCTTTATACCTTTAGTTCTATCACGGCTTCTCATATGCTTGCTGTCGTAACCAGTACAACGGCTGCGGCAGGAACCGGAACCACCATATTTGTTTCATGGATAGAAGGCACTCCTGTGTCGATGGTATCTGACCACATGGTTTATGTGCTCGGGGCGTTCGCAAACGAAGGTTCTATTCCTAATGTCCCCATGCCACGCCAGAGGGTCGTCTGCTCTAACAACTTCACTATTCTACGTCAGGATGTCCAGATTACCGGATCAATGCGGGCAACGGATATGTACGCAGTCGGACGTGAGGACAGACATCAGATCTTGATGCGTATGAAGGAGTTGCAGCGAGATCGTGAAAGAGCGGCACTATATAGCATTTACAAAGCAAAGACGAGTGTTATTGCAGGTCTTATCAATGGTTGCCTGGGATTTTTACTCAGTCAAAGCGGAACCCATATAGACACCTCCACTTATACTCTCACCAACACGAAACTCAACACAATGGTTTCAGCGTTGTGGGAATATGGTGCTGATCGTCTGACTTTCTTCGGAGACAAGAATCAGTGTGCAAAGATTACCCGCTGGGATGTCAATCGGATTCGGATGAGACCGAATGATAGAGTAGGAGGTGGAGTAATTACTTCCTGGATGTCTGAGGCTAATATCGAGGTGGATATCGTGCCAATGCGCCATGTCCCGACAAACCTTGCCTTTGTTCTCGATACCGATAAGATTTCCTTGCATGCGAAAAGGGGAAGAAAAGCAATCATGGAGAAACTCGGCAAGATGGGTGACTTCGAGGATTGGCAGATTCTGAGTGAATTCTCTATGAAGATGCAGGGATGGAATCTGCGCCAACATGGCATGTTTACTGTACTTCAGTAATATAACAATTTAACCAAGCCAGGCCTGTAGAATTTACAGGCCTGCTATTCAAAATATGGAAAAAGGCCAGGCCAAGCCTTACGAAGAGCAAGAGCACTTACACGGGATCATAGGAAAGTCAAGTTATGATTATGTGACAGGTATATCGAATAGCACAAGAGGCTTATTGGGCCCTCTATGGGGAAAGAATATCAAGACTAATCATAAACTCTGGAAAAAACATAAACCGCTCAATAGTTGTATCGGTATAGGCAGAAACAAAGCGACTATCGGTGTTGGTGCCGGAGGCTCATTCAATAAAAATTGCGATGTTTTAAAAGAGATTGTCGATAGAGATGGAGTCAAAGAATGGCCACATAGAGATTTTGTCATAATCGCTTCTAATCATCAGTTCAAACCGTTGCTAAAGATAGGCATAATTCCTGATTTTGTAATGCTCGTTGATGCCTCTGATGTTACATATCGGCAATTGAATGAGGACATACCGCCAGAGGGCCAAAATACAGTTCTCATAACCGGACTGCATTGCTCTCCGAAGGTATTAGGAGAATGGTCAAAACAGAAAAGGGAAATACTCTTTTATGCCAGCAGTGAACCCAAATTGTGTGATGTATTTCAGAAAGAGATAAGAAAAAATCCTTATCATCATAAACTGGAGCTGGGAGGAAATACATTAAATGCTGCCTGGATGATCAGCATTGTGAAATTTCAATCAACAGTATTTATGGCAGTAGGAAATGATCTCTGTTTTCCGAATATTCCCTCTGCCGATGAACGCCGGAAACTTTATTATGCCGATGGTGATTATTCAACCAATGCACCAAAGACAGGAACGGGAAGGGATGAAGCGGCAATAGAGAAGGTATGGGCCAGTTTTAAAATGAAGAAAAAAAATCTCTGGATTCCGAATGAGCGGTGTAAGTATGATGTTGAATTGGACTTAGCAGGGACATCCGGCCAGTTATGGGTTTATAAGATATGGCTTGAATCTACCTTGCTCGGTCAACTTAATAATCCTGTCTCCTTTCACTATTACAATTGCAGTGAGGGGGGAATTCTGGGAACAATGGCGAGGGAGTTAGATGAGGAATCTCTCAAGAAAGCAGAAAATTGGTATATGTTCGATGAGGTATGTAAATTTTACCATACATCGATGTTAAAAGATGCAACCGATGATTTTATAAAAATAAAGGATTCAATGAGATGGCAAAACGTGGAAACCCCTACAGGTGCAAAATATGCAACCGGGCTGCAACCAAGTCAGGATATTGTCGCAGTTGCGAATTAAAACAAGGTAACTTGCCGCGGACTCAGGATAAGTACAATAAGCATGTACTCGAACCATTCGGCACCAAGATCGGAGAAGGCAGAGACATATTTTCTCCATTTATACCGACTTCGTTTGGGATAATCAGAGATAAGTTTCCAGTAGAACGATGACAACATCACAAGAAAGATTGGATAAGGGTCTTTGTCTCATGTGCGGAGATCCGCTGATAGCTCCTGTCAATGATTATCGTTGCTGTACTAAATGCACTTTCAAGATCCAAAAGGCGAAATATGAAGTAGAGATGAAAAGGGCGCGGGGGCATAATTTCAAGAAAACGGGTGTTATGATTCATAGAGGAGCGATTGCAATGCAGACAGCTCCACTTGGGAGGCCGGTAGATCCATGAGGTGTTATCTTTGTAAATCGGAATTTCGGATTGATAGTCTTAGGATGTTATCAGATAGATATCAAAGACTTATCAATAATGGTAATCCGAGAGATTGGTATGAATGCCCATCTTGTGAATTTATGTGGCAAGAGAATCAAATGACGGAAAAGGATCGAAAGCAGATCTATTTGAAATACCGTAATCATCAAATGAGAAAGACAACCGTAAAAGAGGAATTCGAGCGGATTAACAATATAGACTTTCCGGAATCCGAAAACAAACAAAGGGTGATGTGGTTAACCCAATTCTTAGATCGCCCTAAATCAATGTTGGATATAGGTAGCGGATTAGGGGTTTTCCCCCATGCAATGAGGCATTATGTCGATCAGATTTATTGTGTCGAGCCGGATCAGCAATCGGCAGAATTCATAAATAAACTTGGGATGACAAGTATCCAGGGTTTCTATCCGGATGTGAGAAATTGGTTGCCGGATGAGCGGTCTTTCGATCTGATTACACTTGTTCATGTTCTTGAGCATGTGCAGGACCCGATAAGTTTTCTCAAGAATATAAAGCAACATGATCTAACAGAGAAAGGGACTCTTTTTGTGGAAGTCCCGGATGTGGTTGAATTTGATTACCTGTCCCAAAACAATGACGAATTTAATTCTGTACATCTTTGGTTTTTCAATGCCTCGACATTAGATAGAGTTTTAAGAGAGGCCGGATTTAATGCATGGACAATAAGACGCAAGAAATACTCGAGGAGAAACTTATCACGAATAATGGCATTATGTTCAGGTAAATAGCATGGCAATATGGTTTCAGACAAGCAAAGGAAAAATCGAATTAGGCACTGCCACAGAAGAATGGAGCATAATGAGTGCCATAACACAAGTTGTCTTAAAATATCGCAAAGGCCCGATTGTCGAGATAGGAATGGGAGCCTCAAGTCTGATGTTTGCTGAACATGCTAAACGGGAAAAAGTCAAGTTGTATAGCTGTGATCTTGTTATGGGCGGGATATTCGGAAGCTTCCAAGATAAATTATTTAAAGATCACATTTGCTTTATCGGTAAATCAGAGGCTTTTATAAAACAATTTCAGGATATACCGGCAATAGTTTTCATTGATGGCCAGCATGACTATGAGGTTGTAAAAAAGGAAGCGGAATTCTTTCTAAGCATACTGGTAATGGGTGGAGTTATGTTCCTCCACGACACATTTCCATGTCAGGAGCATTATCTCACTAAAAATATGGCCCATGATGTGTATAAAGCGAGACAGGAATTAGAACAGAATCCAAACATAGATGTCCTCTCATTCCCTTATTCTGCTATCGATGCAGGGCTGACCATGGTTATGAAGCATCCTGAGAATGATGATAGGCCTTATTGGTTAAGGAATGGAAGAGTTAAATGATTGTTGTATGTGGCATTGGTAGAACTGGGACATCCGTAATCATGGAATGCCTGATAAAGAGTGGTTACAATGCCAGAGATCATAATTTATTCCCTTTGCTGGATTTAGAGGATAAAAGGTCTCGTCAAGAGATACTAGAAAATACAACATGGGGAATGATGAATGCTGAGATTTCTGTAGAGAGAGGTGTTGTTCGTTCTTATAAAATTCATCCTAATGCTATAGGAATAATTATGGGATTGCGAAAAAATAATCCAATAAGCAGTAAGATTTTATGCAGAATGGCGAGAACAATAGAATATTTTCATGAATCAAATATAGAAATACTAAAAGATCCTATGGGAATTTATGCTTATAAACGATGGATTGAGAATTTTGGTATATTTAAGAATGCAAAATGGATCTGGACAAGGCGGGAGCCATTAGAAAGAGCAAAATCAGAAGTGAGACATAAAATCGAATTACATGGATCAGAGATATTTCGAGGATTTACAACTAATGAATCTTTAAAGGTAGCCAGAAGATATGAAAAGGAACTTGCAAAGGTATTGCCTACAGTTAATTACATCGAGATATGGTTAGAGGATATTCTGAATAAGACGAAAGAGATAGGTGATAAACTATCAGAGTTTATCGGGGGGCAAATAGATATGTCTCCTGTCAATATAAAAGAGGTATGGGTGGGTAGAAATGTTGGACTCTAAAGGCAAACTAATTAATCCAGAGATTAGGATAGAGAATACAAATCGGTGCAATGCCTCATGTACTATGTGCGCCCATGACAAGATGACCAGACCAAAAGGTACGATGCCATATGAATTATTTTCAGAATTAGTTGACCAGGCAAAGGGTTTGGGAGCCACAACAATCTCAGTATTTGGGTTTGGGGAGCCACTCCTGGATGATGGATTAGCTGAAAAAATTGAGGGTTGTGAATATTACGGTTTAGATACTTTCATCACAACAAACGGCAGTATTTGCACATGGGAAAGAATGTATGATCTGTTTGTAGCAGGATTAGACCACATCCGGTTCAGTATTCATGGCCTGTATGATAATTATGAAAAGATCCATAAGGGCCTGAGGTTTGATAATGTTATGACTAATCTCTTCTCAACTATTCTTCTCAGAGATAAAATAGTTCCCGATTGCAAAATATCGGTAACGGCTATACCAGTAAATGATGATGAGATGGATCATTTCGAGATGTGGACTTTAGCGGGGGTAGACTATATCGAACTATGGAAATCTCATAACTGGTGTAATGTTAAAAATTATCGGAAAAAGACAGAGAAAAGAAAGGAATCATGTAAACGTCCGTTTTCCGGGCCACTTCAGATACAATGGGATGGGACGGTGATACCGTGTTGCTTCTTAACTGATAGCGAAGTGATACTTGGGGATGCTCATGAGCAGACCTTAGAGGGAATCCTAAAGGGTAAAGCCTATAGTGAATTCAGAGGAAAACACGAAAAGGGCGATCTCAAGGGGCTACCATGCGATTTATGCGATCAGTTAAATATAGAACAGGAATCACCTTTGCTATATTCCAATAGAGATCCGGAAAAGAATCTGGACACAACGAGTAGCATTAAATTCAAATTGTAAGGAGAATTATCATGGCTATAAGCCTTACAGAGCGATTTAAGACAGATATAGGCGGTAAACAGTTAATCATGTATGAATGTACTTTGGCAGCCCAGACGAACGCAATAACTGCCGCTTCCTTGGAATTGACCTATATCGAATCTTCCTGGATATCACCGATGAAGGAGACTTTGACCGCAGGCGCGGTAACCGGTATGGTGCTGAAATATGGCGCGGCTTCTACAGGCATAACCATAAGCGGTGTTGATGCGGATAGTACAGATAATAAGGTTATGCTTTGTGTCATCGGTTGGTAGTATAAACTTTAGATTATAAGGAGAATTTATCATGGCCGTTACATTAACTGAGCGATTCAAGGCCGATATAGGCGGCAAGAAATTAATCATGTATGAATGTGATCTTGCTGTCGATACCAATGCCATTACTGCCGCTTCACTGGGATTAACTTGGATTGAAGCCTCTTGGATTTGTCCGAAAAAACAAACCCTTAGCGCAGGATCAACAGCCGGCCAGGTACTCAAATATGGGGCCGCTTCTACAGGAATAACAATCTCCGGTGTGGATACTACTGCCGATGCTTGTATAATCGGCGTTATCGGTTGGTAAATAGGAATGAAAACAATCCTTCAGACGTTTTGCGTTGTTATAGTCGCTGTTGGCATTGTCATTGAAATTTATTATGGCGCAGATATAGGCTTTGTCTGTATTACCGCAGGCGGTCTGGCCTTTGGTATTTCAACAAAGATAGAGAAAAGGATGAAAAAAACTCTAAACTAAACAGGAGAACCTTAAAATGGCAACAACCACACTTACTGGAAATGTTCTTTACTCAGATGTCGAAGGGGCTGCGCTGATGACAAGAATGGTACGAGTTATCGCTATCTTCTGGGTGGCAGATGAGACGTCTGGCAAGGACATAGCGACTGACGATGACTTTCTTCTGAGCTCACAGACCGGAATGAGAATCATAGGGAAAAGGGCATCATTCATAGGAGACGATCTGGGCGTTGTATTCGGCTATCCGGGTGTTCCTTTCGATGGCCTCACCATTACTGCGTTGAATGGCGGTGTATGCTATGTGGTGATAGATTAATCGAATAACCAAGAAGGAGAAAAACGATGATCGATGACAAAATCCTGCATGGACTTATGCATCTGGCAAAGGAGATAGCAGAAAAACAGGCAGCAACTGAGAGCAAAGCCTTGATAGCAGATGATGTAACTGCTGTTTTTGATAAACTTGTAGAGAAGATGAAGGCGGCCCAGAGTGCTTGAATCAAAACTTAACCTAAATACTTGCATAGGCAAAGCCTGGGGTCTGATAGATGATGAGACCGGCGCTACCTTTTGGCCTACGAATGCCGGAGCTTGCTTCAACGCCGGTAATGCCCGTTTCCGGGTAGCAGGTGTCGATTTAGCGGCTCTTTATGCCTCTGCTGGCAATGATTATATGCTTTGGTTGTTCGATCACCTCTGGCGGGTTGCTGCAAAGGGCTATATAGATGTGGCGGATGATGCGGAGGCGACAGGGGGTGATTTATTCGATGCTGGAGCGGGAATATTCACTGCTGGAACTTATAGTTGGGTGGCATATGGAACCAATACGATTGCGAATGATGCTAATACTTTGAAGATTACTTGGGGAGATAATACCAATGGTGCATATCTTATATTAAAGGATGCAACCGATTTATCTTCAGATCTTACGGTTGGAAAATTATACAAACTAACATTTGATGCTAAAGTGGATGCTGGGGTCGTTACTTTCGTTGTTCAGACTAATACTGGTACAGGTCCTAATGTATCTGTTACTGAGACAGACTTTACTGGTAAAACTATTTACTTTGTAGCCACAACAGTAACAGAAGAGAAAATCAGAATGAGTGGGATGGACACAGACAACGATATCATCTGGCTCGACAATCTTGTCCTCGAAGAAGTAACCAATGTAGGAGCCGATGGTGTGTTGATAATGAGCACCAAAGGCGGCACAACACAATCCTGGGCAGATCTGGAGACAGGGATTGATCTGAATGATATTACTTACTTTGAGGTACTTATAGCAAAGTAAAAAGAAAAGAAATTTATTCTTGCCAGTCACGCATAGCCCTCACTGGTATTCCAGTGTAGGGCTTTTTTATTAGGAGACAAGATGTCGATAACAGATGACACAACTGGCTTAGATCAGTCATGGGCAGAGGATACCGTAGTAGCCTTCACAGCAGGCACTCTCAATACTGTCACTGACATGGTAACTGAGGTTGAAAGCAAGCTTAAAAGAGGCACCTTATCTACTTCCTCTTCCCCTGCGCTTGCCTCTGTCCAGAGATGGCTTGTCAGGGCAAAAGAAGAGCTTATGCAAGTTAAATCCTTCTCCTTCGCCCGTAGATTTGCCTACGCTACGCTGACTGCCGGAGATTACAGAATAGCTCTACCCCCTGATTATGCTGGTGGCCATGTAGTTTTACTGGACCAGAACAATGACAGAAATATCAAGATATGGCCTAACCATATCTTTGATCTGAAATATCCCGATATGGATGAGGAGGGGGATGATGAGCCGATAGTGGCAACCATCAAGGGCAGAGAGTTATGGATTTCTCCACCTGTAAGCGCAGGTATCAGACTTGAAATCCAATATGACCGATCCGGTGATGATAACACCCCTACAGACTTTTCTTTTCTACCTGAGATAGAACGGTTCGGATGTTGCGATTATGCCTTATCCGAAGCCGCTGAATCCCTGGAGGACTGGAATAAAGCAAAATGGTACAAGGGCAAGTGGAACGATAGAGTCGGCAGAAGTCGCAGGGCAGATGCAAGAAGGAAATGGAAGAATATAGGCTTTAGAGCAATAAGTTGTTTTGAAGAAATAGGAGCGAGAACTTATCAGCAAGGGAGATAATTATGGTTTGGAATGCGGACATCCCGGCAATGGCGAATCAGATATCGAATGACATTCCCGATGTTGAAGAAAATCTGGCTTGCTTGGGGCCTTATCCTAAAATATGGGTTCCGGCAGGCGCTATGGTGCAGCAAGTGACTAGTGGGCCAGAGGCAAAACAAGAAGAATATACCACGAATAACATTATGGTGGAATACCTGAGTTTTGATGGCACCGTTGCGGAAATTGGCACAGTCAATATTACAATGCCTCTTAATTGGGATGGAGGCACAATTAAAGCTAAATTCTACTGGGATGCAGCAACGGGAGCAAGTGCAGATGATGGTGTTGTATGGGGCATTCGGGGATTATCATTGACTGAAGCTGATAACATAGATACGGGTCTTGGTACACCCCAAGAGGTAACGGATGCAGTAACAGCAGTAGGCAAGATGCATATTACATCTGCCACACCCGCTGTGACTATCGCAGGGAGTCCCTTGGCAGGTCATATGATTCATTTTGTTATCTATCGAAATCCTCCCAGTGGATCAGATACTATGGCTGAAGATGCAAAATTGATAGGTATTCTTATTCAATATACCATTGCAACTGCAATAGAGACGAGCTGGTAATGAGTAGAGCAATTCATACGCTTATAAGCGGGGGGAACATGGTTACACCTCATGTATGGAACCATATTCTAAATCAAAAACCCGCACTTCTTCTTCACTTCGATGGAGCGGACGCAGCAACGGCGACCAGCGATTCAGGGGGAACAGGGCATACTATTAACTTTAACGGTAACGCCCAGTTAGACACAGACCAGAGTAAATTCTTTGGTTCTTCATTATTGCTGGATGGTTCTCTAGACTGGCTCGATATAGATGACCATGCGGATTGGGATATTTCAACTAATTGGACAGCGGATTTGTGGGTGAAGCATGCAAATCATTTAGGAACAGAATCTTATATAAGTCAATATGAAGATGCATCCAATAGGTGGCAGTTAAGGCATACTGATGCCGTTGGTATTCGGTTGACAGTAATAAGTGAAGGGAATTATCTTATAGAGATCTCTGGAGGCGAAATTACAGATACAAACTGGCATCATATAGCTCTATGTAAAGTAGGCAATAAACATGGTCTTTATAAAGATGGAGTTCAATTTCAATATGTATCACAAGCCTCTGTATATACATTTGCTGGTTCCCTTTATATAGGTAATCTAAGTCCCATTCACGAACAGTGTTTTGCCGGTCATTTGGATGAAATAAGAATTGTAAAAGCAAATGTATTTAATGCGGCTCCCGTTGTCGGCCTTACTGATAAAATCACAGTACCATGTTTACCTTATACATCATGGCGTTAAATGAACTATCTAACTTTAAAACCCATATTAGGCACAAAAAATAACTGTGCAATAGACAGCATTACTCTTATGCAGCCTTTAGATCCGGAGGGTAAAGTCTGGGCCTGTCATGATACTGGAGGCCAGAACTTTGACCTGGAAAGAGAAAAGGATTCTTGCTGTAAGGCTTACGGCAGGGCGCAGTGGAGTAATACTGCCACCTCATGTGAAACTGTTACTGGCTCGGTATGTCTGGGCCTACATGAATTATGGGATGGCACAAATAGAAAGCAATTCATTTTCGATAGCGGCCAGGTTTACAGATACGATGCCAGTCGAGATCCGGTTCTAATAACCGATTCAACCTCAATCACATTCGCTCTGAATGCCATAGATCTATATTCCATTATCCAGTATGGCGCTCATATGGTGTTTGCAGATAATGGAGAACATACACCTTATAAATGTGATCATGATGATACGGCTTTAACAAAACTAATAGATACAGGTGATGAGTTTCAGCCTAAATACCTTCTGAATTTTACCAACAGAATAATAGGTCTCTATAATACTCAACAAACAAATCCTGACATAGACATAAGATATACAGACGCCCTGGCCGTCACAGAGTTCCCGGCAGCAAATCAGTTATACAAAGAGGGAGATTCTATCACAGGGGGTCATGTATTAGGCCACAATGCAGCCTTTATCTTTGGTGAGACTGACATATATAGGATGGACTATTATAGTGCTCAGAGTCCCGTTTTTAGCCTCCTACAAGTATTAAAAGGCTGGGGTAGTGTAAATCATTCTTGCATTGTAAGTGATGGCACATTCCTTTATTTCTTTGATCAACAGAAAGGCTTCTGTAAGTTCGATGGCACAAGAGAACCGCTTGTAATCTCTGAACCTTATGATGGTATGATATCTCGTATTCCTACTGCTTACAATAATCTGATAACAAGTACCTGGATACCATTCACCAATGAACTTGCCTGGAATATTCCGGTCGATAATGACACCAACCCATCTAAAATAATCTTTTTCAACAGAAATACGGGCCAATGGCGACATGAGAATAAAGTTGTCAGATGCTTGAATACATGGCGATATTGGGCAGACATGACATGGGAGGATCTTGCAATATTAACAGATGATGCCTGGCCTGCTGATTTCTGGAGTTATTATACATCTGAAATTTCCAAACTTGTCATGGATGGGAATAATGGTCATCTTTATGCCTCCGTATCCGAGGGGGATGATGCTGCAAACTGGGAATCTTACAGGATAGAGCCTATTCTACCTTTGCCGGATAAGACAAGAATGAAAAGGATCCTGGAAGTATGGTTCGGGATAGCACAAAAACAGGCAGCCAATATCGATCTTTATTGGCGTGGGGGGGATACCCCCGGTGAGGTTAAAGGAGCTTCATGGAAATCAGTAGGTTCGGTGAGCATGAATAATCCTGATGATGCAGTTATCTATATGGATGAGACGGCGAGACTGAATCAGATTAAATGGGGCACCGATCTGAAAAATGAGCCATATAGTATAAATGAGATAAGAATCGGATTTCAGATGCAGGGGAATTATTAATGGATTGAAATATGGAAGAAGTTAAAAGAGAAATTGCACTTGTGAATAACTTAGATTATCTCCAGCAGTCTATGTGGCCCTTAATTGTGGAATTTTCCGATATTTTAAAAGAACCGAATATGTCAGCGCATAGCATTATGAGTTATTTCATGTATGGAACTATAGAATTATGGGCGGCAATAAAGGATGAGAAACCAATCGGGTTTACTTGTTTTCAACTGGCAGGGCCCCCGTATTATTCCACTGGCATTCGTAACTTTATCTTTATGAAAGAGAAGGATGAGGAGTTAGTTCAGAAACTTTATGAGGCTTTTCCAGATTTTTTAAAAAAGAATAATCTCAAATATTTCATGTTTCATTCTCAGAATAAGAAATTGGGGATTCATCTTCGAGAAAGATTGGAACCTTTTGGGCTTGAGACATTGAAAAGTGAATATATCCATATCGGAAAAAGGAGAATAGGAAGTAATTATAAACGAAAGTATGTGAAGAAATCGGAAGGAGATTAAAATGGGATATGCAGCAGCCGTAGGTGGAGCGGCACTATTATATCAAATGTATTCAGATCGGCAAAATCAACGATTACAAAAAGAGTTAAGCCAACCTCTTCCCACTTATCTCAGATATGCCTGGAATCCGACGCAGCGCCAGATGTATAACTGGATGGCTCCGATGATGGGTGGTATGTACGGCGCTCAGGCCGGCACTATTCCAACGGCGGCAAATCTTGCAGGGCAAACGGATATAGCAGCATTTGAGAAGCCACCGGAAAGCAGACAATATGGTGGCCCCGTAGGTCAGGCACCTTATCTTGTCGGAGAAGCAGGGCCGGAGGTATTCGTGCCGGAGCAACGTGGGCAAGTTATACCATTGACACCGGGGCAACAAAGAGGGCCGGTAACGCCAGGGATGCAGCCAGGTATGCAACCAGGGATGCAGCCAGGAATGCGGCCAACAATGCCATTGACGCCGAGGCAACAAGGCGGACCTGTAGTCCCTCCAGGGGACCAATGGTTAGATCCAATACCTTTGCCGACTCCCGGAGCTGCCGTTACACAGCCAGGGCAAACATTTGATCCGGCTGCTATAGGGCAAGCGCCTGCACCTACTGCCGGTTGGTATGCTGGCCTTGATCCGAACGTGAGGGCAGGGATAGAAGAGCCCTATATGCGTGGAATGGAAATGATGGGCCAGCAATTACAAGGCAGAGGTGCTTATGGCGCTCAGCGAGCAGGCCCTTCAGGCGCAGCAGCAGATGTTATGGGTCAGTATATGCAAAAAGCCGCACCTTCAATGGCAATGACTGGATGGGGAATGATGGCGCCCGGATTGTTGGAGAAACAAAGACAGCAATATGGGGCATCTCAGCAAGCGGCCGGATATGGCGCACAATCAACTCTGCAAGCTCAAGGAGCCGCAGATCAGGCAGCTATGTTGCAACAACAGCAAGCATGGCAAGGAGAGATGATGCCTTATCAGATGATGCCAGCAATGTTGCCTTATATGATGCCTGAAGCAATCACAAGTAGCGCAGATATATATTTTCCTGGAGAAACGCCTGCGCCTGCTGCTGCGGGAGGCTACCCTGCTGCGGGAGGCTACCCTGGTGAAACACAACAGCCAAGCATTGATCCAGCCACAGGGCAGCAGTATTACCCAGGTGGGACAGGTGGGTAGATAATTTAAAACGGAGATAGATATGATTACCAATATCCCGGCCCAATTTAGACCAAGGCCATATGAAAGTCCTTTTCAAAGACAGATGCCACAATTCTTGATGAGTATGATGGGGTATTACTTTCAGCATAAGTTAGGAAAGGAAAAATTTGAGGAAGAATTTGAAACGGGTCAATTTGCAAAAGAAGAGCAATTGTCACAAAAATTACTATCTGAAGGTTGGACGGAATATCAACCGGAAGAAATGGGATTGCGAGGATATGGTGGGCAGCCCTCAACAAAAGCAGATTTGACTTTTAAAAGAACGGGTACAAAACTCACAAGACCTACCCTGAAATTAGAAAAATTGGAAAAAGGTGGCACAATTTGGAAATATGGAAATCAGGCTGGCTATATCCCACCCGAAACATTTAATATGGACAGAATTATATACGAACAACATGGATTACTAAGGAAGGATGGCAAACTATTTAAACCAACAAAAGATGGTGGACTTAAAGAATTTTATCCTCAAATTAAACATGGCAAACCTGTAATAAACAGTAAGGGTGATGTATTTTATCCTGCTTTTACTCCAGAAGGCCAAAGAATAAAAGAATACGATCTTACAATTACAGGGGCAGGAAAAAAACAGGCTTTGATTGAACAATATGAATATGCCAAAGAACAAGGCTATAAGGATAGTTTTACAGAATGGAAAAAAACTATGGCAACGGCGGGGGCATCCCAAATTAATATCGGCATGGAGAAACTTAAAATTGGAAAAGCGATAACCGTAGGGGGAAAAAGGCTAATCCTCACAAAAGGTAGACAGGATAAAGCTATTTATGGGGCCGAAGGCCCTCAATTCAATAATATGAATACCCAGAATGAAGTAGCTTACTGGGATAGCACAAGTTTCGATAATAGAACGAAAATCATAAAACTGCCACAAGAAGCAATTGCCGCAGAATGGACGCCGGCAAAAGTACAAAATAAAGCAAATAAGACAGGAATGACAGTTGAGCAAGTCCTCAAGGAAATTGGGGTACTTAAATGAAAGTATTGTCTCCCGAAGAATTTGATGACAAACATAAAACCAAAGCTACAATCCTTTCACCAGGAGAATTTGATAAGAAGATTGGTAAAACTGCTATTCTCAGTCCAGAAGAATTCGATAAAAGACATGGCGGCGCTTCTGGCGGTTTTGGTCCAAGCCCTGTAGAAAAAATCATTGATTATGCTACAGCTGGTCATATCACTTATGATCCTGAAAAACTAAAACCACAACAATGGGAAAGACCTAAAGGAGAAGCAGGAGAAGCAATAAAGTATTTATGGGGAAAATATGAAAAAGATCAAGATTTAAAAGCTCTCCAACAAGGTTTTGACCGTCTTTCTAAACAATTCCCTGAAATTGCTAAAAGAGCACCTACCACTCGTATGGGCTATTTCGAAGAGCCTACAGGGGCAGCATTGGCCGCTACAGTAGCGGGAGGATATGGAGCAGCCCGTACCGGAGCGGGTCTACTTGGTATAGGTAAAGTAGCCATCAAAAAAGGGGCGGCTTGGCTTACAGGTGGAGTAAGTGATATCCCTGGTGCTGGTCTAAAGGCTGGAGTCAAGGCGCTATCAGCAAAGCAGTTAGAAAAAACTATGGTTAAGGCTGCGGCTGAAAAGTTTGGAAGAGAAATAATGGCTGAAGCTGCTACAGCACAGGCGGCTAAAATTAGTAGGGCCGCTCCTGCCATCGCAAGAATCGGTACTGCAATAAAAGAAGCAGCATCCAAACGTAAAATGCAAGAAACATTATACTCTATAGAGCGGGGTAAGCGAATAGAAAAAGCAATGGCAGTAAAAGTAAAAGGAGAAAAAGGTTTTATTATACAAAAGAGCAAATTGAAAGGGGAACTGCCAAAAGTAGAATATGAATCAATACGGACTAAAGTAACTCAGCAAGATATTGATGATTTGTTTGAATTGGTCCATGAATCTCCTGCGGTTGAAGGATGGGACGAAATTACAGCGGGGGAAGGTTTAGCAAGGCTCGTAGGGGCACAAGGCGGAGTGCTACCTACTGATAGCCAATTAGCAATGCTGCGTAAGGTTTTCCCACCTGACTTTATTAAAACATTATTGAAAAAAAGAACCACTTGGCAAAAAGTCAAGAAGGGCACTGCTGAAGCATTGAATATACCACGGGCTTTGATGTCTTCTTTTGACTTGTCAGCACCTTTCAGACAAGGGCTTATGCTTATAAGTCATCCCAAGCGATTTTTCTCCAGCTTTAAAAGAATGTTCAAGTTATTTGGAAGTGAAAAAAGTTTTGCAGCCCTGCAAGAATCAATAAAGCAAAAACCTACTTATAATTTGATGCGGGAAAGCAAACTTGCCTTAACTGAATTAGGTCAAGAAATAGGCCTGAGGGAAGAAATCTTCATGTCCTCATGGGCTGAAAAAATACCAGGTATAGGACGAGGTGTTAGGGCATCCAGCAGGGCCTATGTAGGATTTCTTAATAAGCTAAGAGCAGATGTGTTTGAGGATTTGATTAGGCAAGCTGATAAACTTGGACTCAATGCTTCAAAAAATATAGATTTAAGTACCGAAATAGCAAAATTCGTCAATGCAGCATCAGGAAGGGGCTCATTAGGAGGTTTAGAGAAATCTGCCGTTATGTTAAACTCTGCTTTATTTTCCCCCCGTTTAATGGCAGCTCGTCTTACTTTACTCAATCCTGCATATTATATTAATGCAAGCCCTTTTGTAAGAAAAGAGGCTTTAAAATCATTGTTTGTCCTTACGGGAATGACAACAACAGTCTTAGGGCTGGCAAAGCTTGGCGGTGCGGATGTTGGTACAGACCCCAGAAGTGCCGATTTTCTTAAAATTAAAATAGGTAATACCAGGATTGATATACTGGGAGGGTTTCAGCAGTATATGAGAGCTGCGGGACAGATACTTTCAGGGGAATATGTTAGCTCAACAACGGGTAAAGTTATAACTCTCGGGGAGGGGTATCGGCCATTAACTCGTTGGGAAATCGGGGGAAGGTTCCTTGAATCGAAATTTGCTCCGGTACTTTCTTTCGTTAAAACGATGCTGGGAGAAAAGGAAATTGGGGGTAAGGAAGTTAAAGTATCTGAAGAAATAGCCAAAAGATTTACGCCGATGGTAATACAAGATATATATGATCTTGCTAAAGAAGATCCGGAATTAATACCCCTTGCAGGTCTGGGTGTATTCGGTGTTGGTTTGCAAACATATGGGCCACGCAGAAGAAAAGCAAAAGGCATTAAGGGCATAGAGGGAATAGGAAGATTATGAAACTATACTATCCCCCCAAAACAGATATCCTGCACTTAGACGTTTGGCTTGAAAGGTTGGTTAAGGAATTAGAACCCTATTTAATAGATTCACCCACCTTTACAGGGCAAGCTACTATCCCTACCATCGATCTCACAGGCGGCCAAATAGCCTTTCCCGCCACAGCCGTTCCAAGCGCAGACCCAAACACACTGGATGATTATGAGGAGGGAGGTTTCACGCTTGGCATGTTTGATGCCTCTGGAGGTGGAAACGAGGCAACTTATACTGTTCATGCAGGAAAATATGTCAAGATTGGCAAGTGTGTACATTTTATTATTGTGATGGAAATAGCTGGGGTTGGCGGGATGACAGGCGCTAATGATGCCTTTTTCCGTGATTTGCCTTTCCCGGTTGGAACTATAGCAGCAGCGTATGATCAAACAGGACCAGTCTATTTACATAATGTTACGTTCAATGGTACTCCAGTAATAGAAATACAGGCCGCTGGCGGAGAATATTTTAAAATTGCCGAAGTTACAAGCGGGACGGTTGTCGATTATGTGACAGTGGCCGAATTTGGTACAGGGTGCATGTATGTCACAGGCACATATTTCATATAAAAGGAGGCGAGACATGATAGCAAAAATCAATAAATTTCATCATTCAGTTACAGAGAATGGTAACATCCAGGTAAGGATTGTGACTGAATATATCAAGGATGGGAAAGTCATAGACGAGAAGTATGGCGACCCCATGACACCTGCTGATGTAAACAATATGGAAGGATGGGATGATAAAAGTAAGGATATAGTTGCGGCGATTACTGATAAGAAGGTGCTGGCTGACTTTGATGCTGAGAAACAAGAACCCACTGGGGTTGGTCTTGAGGAAATAATAAAATATGATAGAATTCCTGAAGAAGATGGCAAGATAGCAGTCCGAAGGATAACCAGAATCTTTGATGAAGAAAAAGAAGTCTCAAAAAAATACCATCGAAGTTGGATAATGCCAGGGGATGATCCTTCTAGTGCCGATGTGATGTCAAAAGCAGTGGCTAAGAAGATTCACACGGCTGAGGTCATAGAGGCATATAAGGCGAAGATGACAGAAACTAACCTTTAAATTGGAGGATTAAAAATGGAATGGATCTTCGCAAATTGGGAATGGATTTTATTGGGTTTTTTCGTGGCTGAAAAGATTGTTAAGATTACGCCATGGCCTTACGATGATATCGCTGTTGATATTATCGGTATGGCTATAAAGAAATTATCATCAAAAAAGGAAAAAGGTCAATAATTAATCCTAGAGAATGATATTTCTAACGGATGGGTAACTTGCGCCCGATCAGGGCGTCAAGTTCACCCGCTTGTTAGATTCCCAATATTTGCACCCAGTTTTAAA